CCAGAAGCTGTGAATAGTATGAAAAGATTTGAACAAGCTGCTGCTAATGTACTGAAGGGAACATACCCTCTTCTCATAATTAAACGGAATCGCACAGAACCTTTAGTGGTTATGAGCCTTTCAGATTTTATAACCTTAAGGAGGAGTGCTACAAATGGTTAGGAAGAAGTATATCGCTGTCCCTGCTGGGGAGGATAGCCACTTCAAAGTGGGAGAACGTGTTCATAAGTTGGAGCAAGAGTTAGGGCGAGTTGTTGAAATTCGCTATGTAGGAAGTTTCAAGGGGGTGATGCCTAGTGGACTTCTTGGTAAGCTTGATAAATACAAAGTTTTAATTGAATGTTAAAGGAATCTAATATGGTAAAAGTTAATTACAGACATACTAAGCGAGGGTTTCTGGTGAACTTACACTACGAAATGCGCCATCGTGTAGACCCTAATTCAAAGCGACAAAAAGCGCGTGATGCGCGGCGCAAAGGAAAAAGCTATTGGGCAGGTCTCCCTATCATTGAACGTGATGAGTTTGTTAAATGGGCAACTGAGAATCCTCATTTCAACCGTCTGTTTGATGCGTGGGAAGCAACAGGTTACATTCAACGCTTTGTTCCGACTGTTGACCGTGTAGACCCAACTAAAGGATACATTATCGGTAATATGGAATGGGTAATGATGTCGGAAAACTCTCATCGCGCCAACGTATCTCGTGGAAAGAAGATGAAAGATAAGGACCACTCAGTTGCACGGATTGCCTATTACACCAATCAAGCAATTGAGTCTATCTCTATTGCAAAAGCTGAGTTGAATAAGCTTGTAGGAGCTATGTAGTCATGACGGATATTATCGTGGGAGCAGACGGATTAAAGAAAGCGGATGGTGGAAAGTTACAATACTCTCTGCTCCCTTGGAAAACGGTGCGAGCTATTAAAGATACTGCTATTCCTTTGTTTGATTTAAACTGTAGCGAAAGGAATTATGAAATTCTCGAAGGGCGCTATCTGGAGACATTTCTTGCTAAGGACGATTATGCGTCTCTAGTTACAGCCGCAGCATATAGTTTCATTCTGCGCGAATCTTCTTTTGAAGGTGCGTTTCAGTTTGATGTCTTAGACTTCTCGAATTCTCTGTCAGAAGTTGTGGAAGTGTTAGGGCATGGTGCTAAGAAATACGGTGCAGATAATTGGCGTAAAGGTGTTTCAGTAGAAGGCATCACTCGCTATAAAGATGCTCTTTTGCGCCATCGTAACTGGTGGACTGTTGAAGGACAGGATTACCATGACTCCGATAGTGGACTGCCTCACCCTGCTCATAAGAACTGTAACTATCTATTCTTGTGTACCCTGCTCAACCCTTCACTGGACATTGGATGGTAATATGGAAGAAAAGCCTCAAAAGAAGAAGCTAGGTATCTTTAGCTATGTGTTGTTAGGGTCAGATATTATCAAAGAACTTGCTGTGCAGTTTGCTTACCTAGCGATTGTATTAAAGGCTCTCAAAGACCAAGTGTTCAAGACACAAGCAGAGCATAAAATTGCTATCGAGAATATCGAAAAGACACTTATGTTTCACGAATATATCTTAGAGCATGTTAGTGCTAAAGTTAAACTGAAAGATTTAGCAGATAAATTTGAACAAGAATACGGTGCAAACAAAGCTGACATGATTAGCAAATATAGAAAGGTTGTACATTAAATGGCCGTAGAGATTTTATTAGCTCCAGACAGTGTTAAGCGTATTTTATGTAAAGAGTTTAAATTGGATTTTGATACAGCAACTCTTGCTTCTAAGGATGGGAAATTCTATCTAGCGGCCAACGCAAAGATAGATGTAGTCAATGTTAGCGAAGGTATTTAATTTATGCGGGAAGAGGGTAAAATCAAAGCTCTTGAAGAGGAAGTCGCTAAACTTAAGAGAGATGTAGAATTCCTCAAATATCAGGTGAAGAGTTTAATGTATAAGCAGATGGGTGATGATGATTAAAATGAAATACATTCGGAGTAAACTAACCATCCTGTGCATCAAAATTGCCAAGAGATTGTGCGTGTATGGAGACTGCTGGGACCATCTGGTAGTTGCTGAACATTGTGAGAGGGAGAAGTTGGAATGGTAGACGTTACAGCAGAGTTACATAATGTAAAGTTTGTCAATTTAAGTGCCGATGCAAAGATTGCATGGGGTAATGTAATTGGAGACTCTAAGCGAAGATTTGTTGATGGAACACGTATTCACACCAGTCTTATCCTAAAGATTGAGGGCGATTTGATTCACACTTTGAATTCGGTCTATCGCATTGTCGGAGAATACACGGAGGTGTCTCGTGAACAAGATTAAACCAATGCTGGCTGCAACCGTTGATGACCTGTCTCAGGTTAAGTTTCCCTGCTATGTTCAGCCAAAGTTGGATGGGATTCGTTGCCTTGTGATTGATGGTGTGGCTTATAGTAGGAAAATGAAACCAATTCCTAATAAGTATATTCAAAAGATGCTTAAGAACGTCACAACTCTGTACCCTCTTGATGGTGAATTGATGCTGCCAGAAGGTGATTTCAATTCTGTTCAGTCAGCAGTGATGTCAGAAGACGGTGAGCCAAATTTCATCTACTTCGTGTTTGACATGATTATGCAAGATAAGCCCTTCAGCGAGCGGTCTTTCTTCACAACTAATGAAGGTTTCTTTAGGACCCTGCCACAATCTCTCATCGCTAATGTAGATAGCCTAAAGGAATATTATCTTACGTGTATGACAGCAGGCTATGAGGGAATCATGATTCGTTCCCCTGAAGGACTCTATAAACATGGTCGCTCAACTCTAAAAGAAGGCTATCTGCTGAAGTACAAAGAGTTCAAAGACAGTGAAGCTAAAATCATTGGGTTTAATCCTAAAATGCACAATGGAAATGTTGCAGAGAAGGATGAGTTAGGTCATACTAAACGCTCTCATAAGAAAGCTGGCCTAATTGCTCTCGATACGTTAGGTGCGCTGGAAGTATATGACGTAGGTATTCTAAAGAACTTTAGCGTAGGGTCTGGATTTGATGATGCTATGCGTAAAGAGATTTGGGATAATCAGGATAAGTATTTTGGGGGAATTATCACTTATACTTTTCAGGAATTGTCAAGTAAAGGTGTACCAAGGTTTCCTGTGTTTAAAGGTTTTAGGAAAGATTAGTGTCTAAATTAAGACAAAATAAAAGCCCCTTGGACTCACCATCCTTGGGGCTTTTTTGTATTTGGCGAATGGTGAAGGAGTCGAACCCTCATCTTTGGTTTTGGAGACCAAGGTTTTACCGTTAAACTAACCAGACGTGGTGCTCTCAATAGGACTCGAACCTATAACCTTGGAATTAGAAGTTCCACGCTCTGTTCCAGTTGAGCTATGAGAGCACATAATACCTATAATAACTGATGCAACATCTTTCAGTCAATAAGATTCTGGTCTGCGTGGCTGGACTCGAACCAGCGGCCTCTCGCGTCCAAGGCGAGCACTCTACCAACTGAGCTACACACAGATATTCGGGGTGAGGCGGGGATTTGAACCCCTCTAACAAAGCCACAATTTGTCGTGCTACCAATACACCAACCTCACAACATGGACATCAGGGAGGGAATCAAACCCTCATAAAAGGTTTTGCAGACCTCTGCATAATCATTCTGCCACCTGATGTTAGTCTATTCTTGGTTCCCCTTTGACGACTCGAACGTCAATTATCCGATTCAAAGTCGGGTGTCCTGCCTTTAGACGAAAGGGGAGTGGCGGAAAGCAGTGTACTCGAAACACAACCCTTTCAGGTCAATCTCTTTAGCAAAGAGTTGCAGCACCTAGCTACTTTACTTTCCATATATTTTGGCGGAGAGTAATAGAATCGAACTATCTACCTTCTCAGGATAGGCACAGTTTTCAAGACTGCTTTGACACCTTGCCGCTACTCTCCTAGTAAATGGTAGGGATGAAAGGACTCGAACCTTCAGCTTGTAGATTTTAAGTCTATTGCGTTTACCATTTCGCCACATCCCCAAATGAGTACCTTCCCTTAAGTTATTCTACTGTTGTAAGTTCCGGCGCACACTCTACTACAAAATGGTCCAGAACTTTTACGAGTAGTCTGATTATATTTATATTTTCGAGTTAGTCTTTCAAACATTTTACGACATTCTGGACATATAAAAGACATTTTACTTGGTGGTACTACTCCCAATCTTGAATTTTCGGCGCGAGGAAGAATTCTAAGATTTGAAATACTATCATTTGTAAAATTTCCATCTATGTGGTCTATAGTCTCATTGTCAGCTAATTTAACATTGTAATGTGTTTCGTAAAGATATTTAGGCCAAGAAATAGTTATTTTAACGCCATCATTAACAATATTAGCAATTTTTCTACCATCTTTTCTAGTATATGGACCGTAAACTTTCATTTCTTATCCTTATATGGTGCGAAAGGTGGGAGTCGAACCCACAAACACTTGTTTCTAAGACAAGCGGCTTTTCCATTTGCCTACTTTCGCACGGTGCTAACTCTTGGAATCGAACCAAGTCCCTCTGTTCTTCAGACAGATGTACAGACCACTTATACCAAGTTAGCGTTATTCTGGTGGGCAGGGGAGGACTCGAACCTCCGATGTTTCTGGTGTCGTAGATTTACAGTCTACTGGTTTCGCCGCTTTCCACACCTACCCTAAATAAAATCCTCCAACAAAAAACCCTCGGAACTTTCGCTCAACGAGGGTTTTGAAATTCACACAAAAGAAATGTGGTTACAAATTGCCCCCAAGCACACAAAAGAGTCTGTGTGACTGATAGCTAGGGCGTTGTAACCAAATGTTCATCATAATATCTATTATATCAGTCTTTATAAGTAAAGTCAATGCTTATTTTAAATGGCGGTTCTATGGGGACTTGAACCCCAATCCTCCAGTAGACAGCCGGAGATAATAGCCTTTATAAGATAGAACCGTTGGTACAGGAAGTAGGACTTGCACCCACACCAGACTGCTTGTAAAACAGATGCTCCACTATTTGAGCTATTCCTGTATAATTGGTGCGGAGTAACAGAGTCGAACTGTTCTCATCTGGTTGGAAGCCAGAGGCCCGTCCCTCGAAGACCAACCCCGCATTTATTCTGGTGGACAGGCAGGGAATCGAACCCCGACTTTCTCCGTGCAAGGGAGAAGTGCTGCCATTATCACTACAAGCCCATATTTGGTTGCGGGAGAGGAAGTCGAATCCTCCTGTCTTGCTTATGAGACAAGAATGTTCACCGGAACTTCCCGCAGTAATTGTATTTGGTACTAGAGGTAGGAGTTGCACCTACGACCTACGCTGTATCAGAGCGGTGCTCTAACTACTGAGCTACTCTAGTGTGGCTGTTGAGATAGGACTCGAACCTATATAGCCTGAGTTAACAGCTCAGTGCATTGCCGTTATGCTACTCAACAAAATTGGTGCTGGATAGAGGCTTCGAACCCCTGACCTGATGTTTACAAGACATCTGCTCTACCAAACTGAGCTAAACCAGCATGTTAAAGTTAATATATCATTACTATAACATACTAAAAAGAACTTGTCAAGCTATTTCTTTAACCAAGGTAATGGACCGGGAGTCGTTACTTTAGGGGATTCTGGAGAAACACTGGCAGCACCCTTGATTTTCTCAAAGCTTCTCATAGTACCTAAGCCTAACATTCCCATCAATACTGTGTTCAGTACATCCATGTCAAATGCAGGTAGAACTACAGCGTATCCCCAATTTGCTAGAAGAAACGCCATGAAAGGTTGTAGGATAAAGTGGTAACAGAAAGCGACACCACAGGTCCACCCAATAAAAGGTCTCCAACCGGATACAAATAAGTTCTTGGATTTAGCTTCAACTTTATTAACCTCAAGTTGTGCTACATCTGTTTGGGCTAGAACATCTACAATTTTAGCTTGGTATTCTAGTTTCTTTGACTCCCTCTCCGCACTATTTGGGAAAGCTCTATCAATTAAATCCCCTACAATATTGGTGAGAGGTTCGGCCAATGCCATTAGAATAGGTGCTACCATTATTAATTCCTAAAAGAGTCTACTCGCCTTTTCCAACCCTTTTTAAACACAGCCTGTGAGGGGTCTTTAGCGATAAGTTTATCGAAATGCTCTTGGCGAGTATCGTTCAATGCTGTCCTGAACTCTTTCGGAGCATGAGTTGCAGCAACATCTGCTGCGCTAAGTGTCTGAGGCCCTATTTGACCGTCTACAGTGATAGGAGCACCCATTCTGGCTAATGCCCTCTGAATAATTTTAGCAGCAGTTTTAGGGCTGTGATTAACAAAGAGGTCAAAGACAATATCCCTAATACTTTCAGGATACGCATCTACCTTAAATTTATCGTAGTATGCTTCATAAAATGTCGCTGCTTCACCCAAAGTAAGATTGCGTAAATCTTCTTTCGTAGCATTAGGATAAGCAAGTTGGTAGGTACGAAGTGTAATACCAAAGTTTGTGGCCCCTCCTTTATCAGATGGATGGTCAGACCAACCGCCTTCATGAGCGAGGGTGTTCTTGATAATATCGTGTGGGAGCATAAGAAATAGTACCAGTAAAAGTAATTTAAGGTTACTCAAAAAGCTCCAGATTGTTGCCAACATCTTCATTTAAATCTCTCCTTAAATAGGCCGAGATTATAGACTAAGAGTTATATTAGGTCAACTATTCTGGCTCATTTTGGTTGTAACGTGAAGTGGACTCTCGAAGCTGGTTCAGCAGTACAGAAATGCCGGGAAGAGTCTTGTCACTGACTGTTGAAGGTTTCTTACCGGAAAGAATCATCTCTCTAACGTCTGTAAGATTTTTAGTAAATAATTCTACTTGACTTTCTGGAATATCCAATGCTTTGCGAAGAACGTCAGGTCTTGCGAATAGTTCTGCAATCTCATTGCCTGAGTTAGGCACTGCGTTCAACACTTCACTTAGGAAGCTGAGACCCGCAATACCTTGACCTTCTCTGCCACGACCTCCTGCTGTTAGCAGTCGAGATACAGCACCTCTGAATCGGTTTTGGCGAATAGACCTGTTAATTCTCTCAGCAGTTTGTGAGCCTCCAACAAGGCCCGAACCACTTACTGCATTTTCAGAGCGATTGGCGAGGTCAAGAATACCATACACAGCATCAAGGTCTTCTTTAGGGACATACTGCTCAATAGCTTTACGAGTAGCTGTACCTTCTTCTAAAGTCTTCATCAAACTTCCAGAAAGTTTTTGAGTTCCTCCAGCAACTGTTGTCGTTGCTTTCTTGCTCAAATCTTCTCGAATAATGTTTGACACAGCTTTACTGATAACATGCTGTTGCTGAGATAATGTCATGTCAGCCAGCTCACGTTTCAGGTCAGTGGTTTTACCTGAAGTGACATAGCTCATCACTCTCTTGCTGATTTCTTCATCCGTTTTACCAGCATATTGAGCGAAATTTCCGCCTTTTTCGGTTAAAGCAGTCAGCTCATCTTGGTAGGATTTCAGAAGAGTTTCCAGCTCTTCGCCTTTAGCAGAAGATTTCTCTAAAGTTGAGAGGAACGTGTCTACTTCAGGGAATTCCTGTAGGAATCCTTTGTAATTCTTGTTTCTGAAATTGAATAGCTTTTCACGCATGGATTTACCAGAAGTATTCTCAACTTCTGTCAGAATCTTTTTAGCAAAAGCAGGAGTCAAATCTTCTTGCTTCTTACCCGCTTCACTGAGAATCTGCTTTAAATTCTTAGCGTAGTTAATAGCTTCTGTTCCAGTTCCTTTACGGACATACTCGTTAATTGCCCCTTCAGGATTTACAACAGTCCCTTTAGTCGCAACTTGCTTACCAATACTAGGAATAAGTTCATTTGTATTTTTATTAGGAACCATTCCAATCAAAGGTGAGCGAATATTTTTGTAGTAATCTTCTGCCTTTAAGAATTCCTCAAATTTCTTCTTGATAGCTGCACTAGGAGTAGCTTTAACTTCGTCAATGAAGACATTAGTAAGCTCTTCTTCCAGCTTCATCAGCTCGCTAACATTATCAATGTTGGCAGCATAGTTTGCTCCACCCATGTTGCGACGAATAGTTCCAATAACAGTCTGTGCTTTCTTTACATCATCGTATGCAATGATAGAGCCAGCTTGTCTCTCTAAAATATTCTTTACTTCAGGGCGATTAGCAATCAAAGTTCCGACAGGGCTTTGGTCAATAGCTTCTTGGAAACGTGTAACAGGAAAACGCATTCCCTTCGTTGCCTCAGAGAACATCTTAGAACTTTTCTCACGTACTGCTTGAAACGCTGAATCAAACTCATCAAATACTTTTCTCTGTGCATCTTCAAGAGTCGGAGCCGTACCCTTGTCAGTCATTTGTTTAATGCTGTTTGTTACGTCATCAATCTCTTTAGTCGTATCAGCAATGTTCTTTTGTAGTCCACCTAAAGCTAATTGATAATCGCCTTCAATAGCGCGTTTTAAAGAAGTTTCATCCATTCCAGATGACATAATTTCGTCAAATTTAGCAATAGATGCTTGACGTGAATTCTCACGAGCAATTTTATATTGAGCCGAAGAATTTGTTTGAAGTCCTGCTTCAATGTCTTTCAGGCGAATAGAGTCAGTTTGTGATGCAACAGTTGGTTTGAACTCTAACCCGCGAATATAGTCTGCACGCTGTTCAGGAGTTTTCACTGAAACAGGGTACTCCATATTAGGATAGTTCTTGTTGAGATATTGATTTAATTCATCTCCCTGCAATCCTGTAGGAATGTTTTGCCCTACTTTGTAGGAGTCTTTTCCAATATCAGCGTACATAGCTGTGTAAGTATCAGCTACATCTTTTTCAAATTCAGGTGTATTAATCGGCTTACCAGCTTCACGATATTGTGTCGTAACTCTTTCAATAGCGTCTTTACGAGCTGCTTCTCTTACAGTACCAACAGCCTGTCCATATAAATCAGGGCTAATTTTGTTCTTAACAAATCTTCCAGCCCCTTGTGCTCCTTTAAGAACACCAAGCCCACCAGCAGTGTAGAGAGCTGCCTCACCTACATCGCCACCACGCTGCATCAGAGATTCAACTGGAGCTTCTTCATTAGGTCTGTTTGAAGTGACAACAGCCGGAGCAGAAAATACTCCAACTGCTTTCATGAATTTAGGGAAGGTGTTGACAGCACTCTCAAGAATGCCTTTTACTACTTCAGGCTTTTTGAAAAGCTCTACAGCAGATTTAGCTTGCAAAGGACCAGTCACCGCAAGGTCTACTGCGAGTGAGCCTTCTGTAGCGGCTTTGTTACCGGCTTTTTGCTGCTCATTGAGGAACTGCTTGGCTTCTTCTGAACCGCCCTTCCAGAACTTGTAAGCTTCTTGGAACTTAGGGTCTTTAGTTACATCAGCACTAAAAGGATTCAGTGCATTACCAGCAGCACCTAATTCCATAATAGCAGCGTTTGTACCCATGCCTAATTGTTGCAGACGTTTAAACCCGACAGACTCTGTGCTAGTAATGTCAGCGTTAGGTCCTGTAAGGATAGTAGGTGCTCCGGCAGGTTCGTTTAAAGCCTTCTCTTGCAGTTTTGCGGTAGAACCTTTGTCGAGAAGTCCAACACCTTCTCCTAAAGCAGTTGCTTCTCTAATAATAGATTTCCCGACACGGCCAATGGCACGTTCAGCGGAATCAGCAAGCGTAGTAGGTACGCCAGCAGGTCCTACAGAGCGATTCTTGCCGGTCTCAGCTTGGTGAATCTTACTAAGTTTCGAAGGCTCTTTTTTCTTAGGAGCTTCTTCCTCTTTAGACGTAGGTGTACCACGCCCACTTGTAAGCCTGTGGAGTTCAATTGCACTAACCATTAATATGTGTACTTTCTTACTTCTTCAATAAATTGTCTGGCTTTATCTTCACCGCCATAGATTTCCGCTAAATCTGCAAATCCAGCCTCACCATTCATACCTCTAGCAAGAGCAATAGTAGCCATACTAATTGTGCTACCAGCAAACTCCTTACCAATCATTGCGGCATCTTCGGGTTCATAGAATGAGTATGCTCTAGCAATCCCATCAATGACTTCAGGCTCAGTTGCATAGACATCGAAAGAATCTTGTGAAGGAGCATCACTCAAAATCGCTTTCTCAAAAGCTTTTTGGGCAATAACTGTGTCTTCAATGTTTCTTCCGTTCTTAAAAGACTCAGCTACTAAAGTACTATTCGACTGCTTGTAATTAAGAAAGATGAAGGTACGATTATAAGCATCATATAGCTCAGTTACATCTTTAAAAGAAGATGTTGTTGTAGGAAGAACACGAGTATATTCTTTCTCTGTATCACTACCTCCAACATCTCTCAAAGAGGCAATACCTTCTCTGATTGACTGATTGTCAAGTGCTCTTAAAGCTCTGGCATACTCAGCAGGATATAGATTTAAATCTGACGCATAAGAGCGTGGCTTAGATAGAAGTCCTGCAACAGGGCCTGTAGCAATACCTTCCTTAGACACAGTAGTAATAGCTTTTGTCAGAGCTGGCTGATAAGAGCGCATTGCCGACATACTTTGTGCGCCTTCAGTAGCCTTCTCTCCAGTTCCAATTCCCATAGACGATAGAAGTCCGTCATAGTATTTGGCTCTCAACTCTTCAGGAATTAAGGAGTTCTCTTTAATAGCTTTAACTGCTGTATCTAGTTGGTCCTTAATCGCTTGTCTTCCAGCCGCATCATCAGGAGACAGTCTTTGCAGGTCTTCAGCAGCTTTTAAAGCAGTAGCATTAACCGCAGACTTTCTTTGCATATACTCAGGGATGGCGAGCATTGGGGCCATCGTAGTGGAGGTGGCTTCAGGCGGTGCTCCTTCGCCCATAGCTTGTGCAAACTCTGTTTGAGACATGAACTTGTCTGTTTTAGGGTCATAAGCGTACTGACCATCTCCGTTAGCGTTGGCTAACAGGTCATCCATAGTACCCATCCCTTCACCGCCTGTGAATGCAGGAACTTCTGGTGCTGGTGTCTGACTCGTGTTTTGGCTACCATTCCACGGAACATTAAATTCAGAAGTAGGTGCTGGTGGAGTGGCTGTAGGTGAAGATTCGGGTGCTCCGGCCTCTAATCCGGCTGCACTTCTGCCTTGATTAATTCGAGCTTGCTTTCCTTGATTCCTGCGTGCTTCAAACAGAGATAGATAATCACCAATAGCATTAGGGTCTCCTTTAGCCATTAGTAATGCCTTATCTGTATCTGGAATATTTAATTTGTCCAAACGGAGCATTTCTGCGTTAATATATTCCATTTCATCGCGTTGAGCTTTACGTTTGGCAGCATCTTCAAGGATAGCTGCTTTCATACGAGCGTCAGTTTCAGTAGCAACTTTCTGTCGGTGCATGTCTACTTCACGCTTGACCTCAGCTTCAGCGTCACGTCTGTTATTTAGACCTTCGAAGAAACCCCCGATTAAGCCTCCAAGCATAGGACTAACCATATTTAAATATCTCCTAAAAGACCTTCAAGTTTAACTTCAGACTTATCGTCTTCCATCTCAACTTCAGGCTTGTTACTTCCATAATACTTCTTGCGCTTATCTTCAGGCAGCATCTCGAACATATCAACCATTCCTTTAAGTTTAGCAGAACGGTCATTGTAGATTTTGATGTCTTCAGGGTCTACACCTGCTTTAATAACTACAGCGTAGATTTGCATCATTAGAATAGGAAGATTCAATGTAGCAATATCAGGAGTCCACATACCTTCTGTGAACCCTTTAAACATAATCCCTCTTGCGATAGCTTCAATAGGAGCACCAGCTAGAACTGACATTTTCAGCTCAGGAGCTTTACGAGCTAGTCTATCGAAAAGAAACTCTGCTGCCTCATTCTTATCTGTAAATTGAGGCGGAGTTTCCCAAGCAAATTGGCCGGGTGCGTTAGTTAACGATTGGCCGGGAATAGGAGCGTCAAATACAACTCCGGGTTGTTGATTAGTGTCCATGTACTACTTTCCACTTTGTTCGGCTTGGTACGCCATTTCGCGCAATCTGGTTGACCACTCACGATAATATTCACGAGGGTCTACAGAAGCTACAGGCTTGGCTTGAGATGATTGTTGAAGTCTGGCACGAGTGCTTGCAGGGAGGTCACTCAGCTTACCTTTTGCGTAAGAGAGTTCCTGCGAATAGGGGTTAGTTGATTCCCCTTGCTTGGATTTTCCTCCAAGAGCTTCTCCACCAGCCTTAATAATATCCTTAAATGAAATATCTGTCAAGCTCTTTTCAACAGAGTCAAACAAATCTCCACCAATTTCGGAAATCCCATCAATAATACTACCAAAAAAATCACTCATAAAATTTCCTAATTAAAGAATCCACTGATAAAGTTACCCACTTGTTGCCACATTGCATATTCTTGGGCTTGAGTTGAAATGTTGCTCATATATTGCTGATTATTAGCTGCCATGAGCATTTGCAGGTCACGGTCTTTCTGACCTTCTTGGGCAGTAAACAGCCATGAAGCTTCATCTCTCCAAGCTTGCCATAAATTGTTCTGTGCAACTTGGCTCATATTAAATAAGTTCTGAACATTCCCAGCAGCAGCAGCGTTAATAGTAGCTGTGTTTTGTGTGTTAATAGCACGTCTCCATACAGCATTCGACTGGTCAATCTGTGCTCTCATTTGAGAATTAAATTGCTCACGTTGGCTTGAAAGATTTACATTAAACTTTTCAACAGAATCCTTAATCTGAGCATTAAACATATCTCTTTGATTTTGGATATTAGCGTTAAGTGCGGCCAATTCGTTGGTCTGACCTGCATTAAACATCTCCGTCTGCATCCGATTGGCTTCGTTCAGAGCAGTCATCTGATTGGTTTGTGCTGCGTTGAACTGACTTACGGCAGTCATTCTAACTGCATTTTGCTCATTAATTTGAGCAATAAGCCCTGCTTGGAATTGTTGTAGTTGAGCCATTGAAGACGCATTGAATTGCTTTGCAGCATTCGAAGCAGCTTGGTCAGATAGAAGAGATTGCTGCTTAAGTTGTACGTTAGTCAACTCAGTTTGTTGGCGATTATTTAGGTTAGCCAAATCAGCTTGGAAGTATGTAGCAGCATCGGTTGCAGCAATATTAAAGGCAGAGTTTTGCACTGCTTGCATTACAGCCGTTACACCAATACTTGAGTTGGCAATTCCACGAGCTGCCATAGCAGCGTTAGCAGCATTTACTGCGCCTCTTGCCCATGCAGGAACAGCACCTCCCTCTAAATCAGCGTAAAGCTCTTCTAGTTGGCCTTGCATAGTAGCAAGACGCTGAACTTCCATTTGTTGAGCTTGAGCTTGCGGAGTCAGTCCCGACACAAGAGTTGGGTCATACTGCTGCGCTGTAGCACTTAGGCCACCTGTTGCGTCTGTTACGTTAGTTTGAGTCCCTTGCGCTTGAGCTGAGGTCAGAGGATTTGCTGCACCCATTTGGGCAGCTTGAACAGGAGTATAAGCCCCTACAGTGTTGGACTGAGCTTGGGGAGATTGTCCTAGCAAGTAGTTGCTTGTGTTAAGTAGTTCGCCTGACTGAATTTCAGACAAAGTTGGGACAAACTGAGCACCATTTGGTAGGGTTGGATTCTGAATAGAATCTTGGTAGTAATCAGGCAGCGATTGGTTTGCAGTAGATGCACCCGAAGTCCATAATTGGTCGTAGCGTGCCTTCGTATCAGCTCCTGCTGCTGCCAAACGTGAAGCTAAGAGACCATTTGTAGCAGTCTCAGTTGCGCTGAGAAGACCCATAGAACGGCCAAGATTAGTAGCTCTAATCTGCTCAGAAGATAATCCAGAAGTATTAGATGTAGTTGTGGATGTTGTAGTAGCAGTAGTGGGAGCAGGGGTTGGCGCAGATGTCGTGGCTGCTGTTGTTGTAGGAGCCGGAGTTGAAGCAATGGGTTGACCAGCCCAACCTGCTGGCTGACTATTAATTACATTTTGAACTTGTGCTTGGATTGTAGGATTTTGAGCAAGCCATGCAGCAGCTTGACCCCCTCCAAATTCGCCCCTATAACCTGCGTTGTACGCAAGCTGTTGGGCATTGTCCATAGGTGTTGTACCCATTATATTCTATCCGTTTTATTAGTTGGAAAGTTTGCTGTAAAGAGTCAGCAAGTGATTATGAAAATCTTTAATTTCGACCATGAGCAGCTTCTGTGCAGCATCCTGCTTCTCAATCATTCGCTCGTTAGTACGTGCAATTTCGTTGAGAACTTCTTTTAGCTCTTGTCTCGTAACTAAATTAGTAGCAATGTGCATTTGAGATGCTTGAAAATCTTTTGAAAGAGCCTCAAGGTCTTCCTGCGTAGCTGATTTTTCTTTTAAAGATGTGATTTCTCTAAACATATATCCAAAAGCTCCTAAAAGGAGGACCCAAGCATGTTCAAGAAGCGGGAGAATAGTGGCAACATCCACATGGACCTCTCTATAATAAGCAAATTAACACAATACACAGAGCAATATCAGCAGTGAGACCTGTGAGAAATTCTGTGGGGCGGCGACAATCCAAAAAAGGCATTTCACCTTTAAGAGCACGACCGTTTACATCTGCTCTAATTTTGTTTTCAGAAACTAGCTTTTGTTCCCAGCCGAGTTTCTTGCCTAGCTTTGTATCGTAATTGAATAAATAGATGCCTAAGCATGTGAGGAAGCCAGTGAAGTAATGGGCTTTAAAAACGTCTCTGAGTCTAACCCCATCCTGTCTGCTCATACATTTCAGTTCAATCTTGGCTTGCTTTCCTCCACGGAAGAAGAACCACCATAAAATCACTAGAGGAAATAGAGTTAGTCCCCAATAACCTGCTACTAAATATCCAGCCAAAGCGTATAGTAGAGCATTAGGAATAATTAGAAGCCATTTTGAAGCAAAGTCGTAACCGTGAAGTGCGGAAAAAGTTGCAGTAATCATGGGGTCACTTTCAATAAGCTAATGCTGGTAGTTGCTGATAGTTCGCAGAACATCCACAGATATTCCCCGCTCTCGCCGCTGATATGCGTTCCTGAGCCATCATAAGAGGCTGATGGGCGAACACCAACGTCATCAAGCTTCAAGAACCATCCAAACATGCTCATGATAAGCTGCAATCGAGAACTCGTGCTTCCCTGTCGTGTTGCAAGCCCTGTGCCGTTGTAGGGGTACTCCCAATTCGATGGATTCATTTTCAATTGGTCGCCGCCAAGGACGGTGTTATTATTTGTAGAGCCATAGGACAAAGCTGAACCAGAATCAGTCATTGGATAGGTCGTATAGTTAGCAGAGCCACCAATCCACGCAAGCTGTCCTGCACCAAAGTTGCGAACCGTGTCAAGCGTCAAGGCAGTGGACGAATAAAACCTATCAAGCGTCACAACATACGAGGCATTAAACGATGCCTTTACTGCTACCATTCCGGTGTTACCAGCAGAATTACACCAGATAGCATAGTGCTCTCCTGTTCGACTTGTCACATCACGAGAGCAAACGCACGATGCAGCAGTAAATGAACTGAGGCCAGCTTGTTCGGCTGAACTTACACGCGCCCATGTGCCAGAGGTATTCTTGTAAGTGGAGACACGAACCGTTCCTGCGTTGTAATAGAACAGCGCAAAGACAGTATCATCCGTTCCGAGCCACTTTATACAGGTTGTTCCCCATGCCAGAGTTGCACCTGCTTCAGTTGCATCTTCGATGTCGGAAATGAGCGTGGTCTTTGTTGGGTTTCCTCCCGCTGTAAGTACGGCAGAGTAATCAATCTCCTGCAACTCACCGGCATCGTCGATGGCGATGAACTTTGCCTTGTTAGTCTGATATTGCAGCATGTCCACCCAGCGATTCGAGGCATCCACGGAGTAGCTGTTGCTGGTGATTGTCGATGCTCCGCCATAATAAACCGTGTTGGCATAGCACTGGTTATCATCAAGAAACACAGCAAGCGATGTTCCTGCGGTGTTCAGCGTGAAAATGTGCTGTTTACCATCATTGACGTCGCGGTTCTTACCACTCATTGTTACGTCATCAACAAACAGGGTCGAATGAGTGCCAGAAAGGAACTTCCTGTATTGAGGAAGAGACGCAGAAGCAGATGATGTGGCGGGGAATTGTCGAAGAAGACCCATCATAACGTGGTAATCCTAATTTTATACATAATGAACAGTCCTGTGCAGCCGCTATTTGATGAAATGGTTGCTTTTAAATCATCAGCTACCGTAATACTGTTAGAAGATGAGTGAGCTTGCTGCTGCGCGGTAGTGGATGCACTATTGGCTGTGCCACCTAGGGCGGTGGTGTTAATCTTCGATGTAACCGTACAAGTCCCAGCAGCACAAATTGTTCTAACGGCAACAATATCTCCTATAAATGGGAAGGAATCATTTAGCAGATAGTCACCATCGGCAACTGTCTCAATGAAAGTTGTAGCCCATACGAACTCAACCCCAAGATTTGTTCGCGCAGCAGCAGCCGTACTTGCGCCCGTACCTCCATCAGCGACTGCAACATCAGTTCCATTCGAGACATAAATCGTTCCTGTCACGTCCTGAAGCGTTGCCACCTTATCGGACGCAACTGAGGTGGGAGCGGAGATACTGACGGTGTTCGCGCCGTTGTCTGTGTCTTCTGCAAACGCAAGGCTTGCTGGACCTGATGCTGATGCACTTGTAAACGCTGTCGCAAGAGTGGTTAAATCAGCATCATAAGCTTGGACATTTGTTCCAATAGCTACGCCTAAGTTAGTTCTTGCAGTTGCTGCATCTGAAGCTCCTGTTCCACCATTCTTAACAGCTAAATCTGTACCAGACCAGTTCGAATCATTAATTGTGGAAGCTGTAGCAAGCGAACCAAGACCTAAGTTAGTTCTTGCAGTTGCTGCATCTGAAGCTCCTGTTCCACCATAAGAAACGCCAACAACAGTTCCCTGCCACACTCCTGTTCCAATAGTGCCAAGAGTTGTGATTGTTGACTGTCCTACATAAGAAGACGAAATATCAAGAGTGGGATTTCCTAAAACACCATCACCATCTGTTACGGTCAGGCGATTAGTAGTACCTGTAATGGTTCTACCCGCAAACGTATCAGCAGCAGTTTGGGTAATCAGCCCATTTGTGTTGTAAGCTGCAAGAGCAGTCAATGTAGAGTCAGGAGCTTGATAGTCTGTGCCAGAAACAGCGGCTGTAAATGCACTCGTACCGTTTCCCTTAACAAGCCCTGTTAAAGTTGTTGCTCCAGTTCCTCCGTTTGCAACTGGAAGAGTACCTGAAACACTTGTAGTAAGAGGAATCTTTGGAGAGTCTCCTGAACTTCCTGTATGCGTGTGACCTGTAGAAGCATGAAACGCTGCGGCCAACGCTGCGAACTCGTTCTCGTGGTGTGATGCCTGAATTGTAGCACCATCAATAATTAGGCCAGCAGATTGGCGAGAGTAACCAGTCATTTAGCGTCTTCCTTTTGTTGAATATTCAATGACAAAACTGTCAATTCTATGGGGTGCTTCATCGTTTGTATCTGCAAATTGAAAAGCGATTGCAATTCCAGAACCTACAAGAGCTTGGTCGATATTAATTTCTCCTGTAACTGTATAAACATCTGTTCCATACACAGCGTTTCCATATACTGTTACACCCCCATCTCCTGTTAAAAGCACAGCAGGTGGCTGAATAATATTTTCAGAACCAAAATCTAAAAGTGTGTTTAAATACATTTGGTACACACCAGCGGTACGACCATAAATTTTAATTTTGAAAACAACTTTGCGTGATTCTAATTCATCAAATAAGAAATACGGAGTTCTGTAAGAGAAAGAAATGTTACCAGTATCAAATGAATTAGTACGTTCCATTCTGTAAACGTAACCTGTAGTAGGATGTCCAAAGACTACAAGTTCATCATTATCTACATAAGCACTTTCACAACAGTAAGCTGGAATACCAAATAAAGTTGCCCAAGAATATGAAGGACCGTTCTGGTCTCTAACTTCGTATCTTCCTAGAAAGCCTCTTTGGTCAGTTGCAGCAATATCGGAATTATAATAAAACAATCTGTACTGAGATTTTGAGCGAACTACAGTGCTCGAAAAATTGTATGAGCCAGCTTGCTCAATTACAGGGCGAACAAGTGGCTGAATAAGTTTAGATAGAAGTCCCAACTCAACGTCACCAATACGTTCTGTAGCAGCAATTGAGCGGAAACCATCCGTTGATAAGAAGATTAAGTCGCCACCAACTTCCTGAATAGTGTCATGCCCAATACATCCAATAGATTTGGTAACAGGCTCGATAGCAAAATCGGCAGAAGTGTTTCCAGTAAGTTTGTAAATGCTATTTTCGCAGAAGATATATAGAATATCTCTAAAGCGTTTCAAACCTACGATAACATCACTGACGTTAAACTCTTCAGCACCATTTGAGCCGTTAAAATCATCATCAGTATCTGGAGCGGAAATAACGAAAGCTGAAGCTGAAGAAGTTGCAGGAGCTAGGGCAATCCTTGATTTCCATTCTTCAGCATAAGATGGAGCTACTGGTGCTCCTGTTCCATTAATTAACGTGTCTGAAGAGCCATCATATTTAAGAGCAGGGTTTAATCCGTCAGTAACGATTACAGCTTCATCGACAATACTGTACGAAATAATTCTAGCTTTTGTTACAGAGCCTGTTCGAGAAGTGGAATTTAAAGGTCCTGTCCATCCACCGCCATTGCTGAAATATAGTGCGTTATCTCCTCCGGCAGTCTTTCTTACAGCAAACACCCCACCTAGAGCAGGTTTAACAGCTAGTACAGGGTTGTTTGTGTCGCCGGGAACTACAGATGAATCCCATTTAGTGTATCCAAGAATTCTCTGATAACCACCTTCTACAGAAGGCTCGTAGTTTTGTAACTGGTTGGCAACACCCATTAAAGTAGTGCCTTTTGTCAAGACTTCATTATATAAGTCCAACCCGCCTTTACAAACTACAGGTAAACTCTTCCATCTATCCATTAGTGCTGACCAATTCGCATAAATTTATTAAGAGGAACTAGAATTCGGTGCATGTTTTCGATACCTTTTTTAGCACGGTCTTCTGCAATTTGTGCTTGCTCCATATTATCTCGAAACATATAGGCGTAGTGAAGAGCACGGTCCACAATCACCTGCTCAAACTGAGAAGGGATTACTGGAACGTCTGTGTACGCTGTCATTGGTGTGGGGAAGATAAAGGAATCGTAGGTAATCTTATATACACGGTCAGGAATAGGTGATAAAACGATTGTGTCGTTATCAGGCTTGCGTGTTACATTAAGAGGTTTGGCGAACTCATCAGGATTAGAATTTCTGTCCCGAATTTGGTCGTACTCTTGGTATTTCTCCCAACTAATAAATGGAATCTTTTGTTGAGGGTATGGAGGATATACAACAATAGTTCCTGTAGCAGGAGATGATAAGTCTGAAGAGACTGTGTAGGTAAAGGTAGAAGAACCTGTAACCGTAATTGTTACATTGCCATTATATCCAGTAGGAGTTGCACCGGAAATGTACACAATATCATCTGTCTCAAAATTGTGTGCAGAAGCAGTTGTGACAGTCGCTGTTCCAGCGGTTTGTGTGATAGATGTTACAGATAAGGCTGTTCTGGAGATAGCGAAAGAAGTCCAGTCAGCAGCCATTACATCTGCATCTACTGCATATTCGTTTGTACCGTCTGCTGTATTAAATGTCTGTGATTCGTATAGGAAGGGCCATTCATACAGTTTAGCCATACAAATATCAAAAATGGCTCTATTGACTGAATCTTTGAAATCAGAATAAAATCCAGATGCCGATGCAAAAGTTGACGAAGTTAATTCTACTTCGTTAAATGCCCTGCAAATTCTATTAGTAAGTCCAAGATAATCGAAGGCCATATTTGATATTTCTACTTAGAGGTAAAAGAAAGGGAGAGGCATGAGTAAACACACCCCTCCCTAATCTAGTTAGGCAGTGAAAACTGCTTTTGCGTTACGAGCTACGCTGTAGCATGTTCCGGCAAAGCGGATAATACCAGTTGCGTTAGCTGTACCACCAGCAAGTTTGTCACCAGTAACCTTCAGAGAGATATGGTCAGCCGAGGTGTAAGCACCTACAGTCGAACCAGTTGTCTTCAGAAGGGTGGCATCAGTACCAGCAGTAAAGGTAGTGTGGTTTGAGACGAATTCATCGTCATCAGCACTGTCGCCTACGTCAATGCGGCCTGAAGCACCTGAGTCCAGAGAAACCGCAGTAACGATTTCTACACGGTCAAGAGTGAACACCGAATCAGCAGGGCAGTTAACCACGCGAATCAGTCCACCAGTCGTTACTGTTGCAGCAGCATCAGCAAGATTGATTTCATGAGTCCATACAGTAGGAGACGGTCCAGTTGCACCTACAGGTCCAGTAGAACCACCAAGTGCGAGAGTTGTAATGTTAGCCATTGTAAACTACTCCTTTCTATTAGTAAGTAACGTGAGCAGCGTACAGCATCTCAGGACGCAGAACTTTGCGACCGTAAATCATAAGACCACGGTAAACGTCAGCAAAGCTGTCAGGAGAGCGGATAACTTCACTCTGAACAATGTTCTTAGCAACGGCACAAGCAGCTTTGTGTCCTGCCAGAATAACAGCGTTGCTGCTGCTATCGGTAGGAGCGTTATTGCTCATGTACATTGAGAAACCAGCCAGAGGGCGCATCGCAACGCGAGGGTCACGAGCCATCGACTTACCATCACCAGTAATTTGGGCTTCGATAAGTTTTCCGTCTTCACGAGCCAGTTCTTCGTAGAAACGAGGAGCTGCTACAATGTAGCGGCCTTCAGCAGGAACGCGAGCTTCGTTCAGAAGACGGTTCAGGCGGTTCAGAAGGTCATACGGAGTAAAGGCATCAGTAGATTGATAACCAATAGCAACAGGAGAAGCGGCAGTACCAGTTCCAGCAGTTGTTGTGGCTTCATCTTCCATCAGACCGAATACGTTTTGCTCATAAGCTTGCAGCAGAGAATATGCAGCAGCGTCAGCAGCCATATCCGTAAACGAAACGTGGCTGTGCTTGCGCTCAACATCGTCCATTTGGAATTGGTAAGCGTGTCCTTGGTCAACGGACAGCGTAGTGTCATCGTCATCAAGGTCTTGCGAGGTAAGTTTCATTCCACGAGTGTAAGTGGAAGTAACTGTTACCAGCGGTTGTTTAATAATGCGTACAGAGTCACCGAAGTTGGCGATTTCGCCAGCAAATTCAGTGTTGGTAACTTCATCAACTACAGCCTTATTTTTGAGAAGGCCGATTACATCTTTTGAGAAGATGGTAGGTGAGAAATTACCCTGTGGTAGATTGCCGTAACCCGGCGCAGATGGGAATGCCATCGTAATAATCCTTTCGGGGTAAAATTAAACCTTATGCACGTCCAGATTGGTCATAAACAATACGGCCTTCTTTTCGTGCGAGTGTGATTTCGGCTTTAAACTTTGTGTCGTAGTCATACTGAGACATTGCGGCGATTTCGCTTTCACGCCAGATTCTGCCGGGTTTAGGGGTAGGGTCTTTCGTGTTGTTCATCTTGACATGAGTAGAAGCTGTCTTTTTAGACTCAGCTCGACTCACAGCGATGCCAGCGTGGGCTTTATAAAGGTTAAGTCCTTCGATAGCCTCTTCAACATCAGCACTATTGACAAGTTCTTGCACCTTCTTTGGCTGTTTTTGAAACCAGTCTAGGAACTTAGGGTCCCTCTTGATTTTTCCAGCGTCAGGGTGGGCTGCTTTGAAAACTTCCATACCATATTCACGAATTTTCTTATTCTTCTCTTGCTCAAGAGTCTCAAGCGATTTACGAAGGTCAGTAGTTCGGGAATCAACAGTTTTTTCTGAGAGTTTCAACATAACCTTAGCAAGGTCAGGATACTCTTTTAGGAACGTCTCTAGTTCCGCTTCTGTTTCAGGTACTTCAATTCTTGGAGCAGGAACTCCTTGCTTCAAAGTTTCATTTTCCACTTCAAGAGCTTTCAGTTTTCCTACAGTGGCATCGTAATGCGACTTAAGGTCATCGTAGCGTTTCTTGTAGCGGTCATTCTCAATTACTTCGGGGTCTGTGTTGTGAGTAGCTGCATGTGGGTCACTGGCCGGATTGCCATAAACAGGGTCATCAACATTAAGAGTGGTCGGTTCATTGAATTCATCTCCGTCATCTGCCGAATCGTCAACGAAATGAAGCGGGATGGTTTTGGGTGTGTTAGGCACAACCAGATAGTCTGTGTTACTCATTTAAATTTCCGGGGTTTGAATAATCAAAGTGGCCGGACTTAATCTTTTGCATAACTAAGTCGGGGGACTAGACAGCCGGAGGCTGCATAGAAGTGGCCGAGGGGGTTTGTGCAGGAGTGTTCATTTCTCCCATACTTCCAGCAGGGGAGCTAGAATCTTGTGCGCCGCTAAACATTTGGGAGGCTTGTTCGCGGGGGACTGGAATCAGCATACGGTCTTGGTTTGCGTATGGCATCAGTCGTTGTTCAATATCTTTAAAACCATCAGCTCCGCCACCTAGTAGGGCAACTAGCTTTACAGTCTCTGGTGTGAGCATTTCTGCTACAAACACACGCATATCTTCATTGAGGCTATCAAGGTTCTCCTGAATAACTCCATCAAGGTCTCCTTCATCTTGTGCAGGAGGCTGCATAGGTGCTCCTTGAGGAGGCATTGGAGCGGGGGCAGGAGATGGATTACCTTGTGGAGCCACTCCTAATTTTTGCATATCTTGTTCGAGAGCCATTTCTATTCCTGTTAAGTTTTCTTAGTGGCTTGCTGATTCTGTGGTAGTTGAGAACCATCAATTTTAAGTCCAAGGTCAACATTCTCTCTACGAGGATTGACTGCACCTGTTTCACGATAACGCTTCAAGAACGAGTCGAAGCTTTCAGGTCCAGACCCTCTCTTAGCAGTCACCATAGGCGCACCAAAAGAGCCACCTCCGCCAGAACCAGAGCCAACTCCTTGAATTCCTGCTTGTGCAGCAGCGAACATTTGGTCAGCCTGATTGATATATTGATTCATCTGCTCTTCAGTCAGAGTAACGCCATTCGCGGCAGCAGCTCTGCGAAGAAGTTCAGGTCCGAGTTTTGTTTTAAGAGTTGATTGGAACTCTTGTCCGTTATTTAAGTCAAAAGCGTATGTAGCAGCTTTATCCTGAGCAGCTTGGCTTTTGTAATCTCCAAGAGAGATAATTCCTTGACCCTGATACTTTCATCAACGACCCGCAAAAAGCGGCTTTATACGCACAAATTATGGGAGCTGCAAATGGCAATAATCAACAGCAAGGACAAGGACCTGTACCTTCTCCTGAAGCC